AATAGCAGCATATTGCCAACAATATAATAATAAAGAAGAAATTTATTTATACACTAATGACAGAGATTTTGCTCAGTTGTTAGATTTAAATTTAACTATAATATTTGGTAATATTCCACAACCAATAACAAAAAATAATTATCTAATGTATTTTGAACATTTTTATCTAAATGCATTAACGATAAAAATTATTGAAGGTGATACTGCAGATAATATTCCGGGTATTGAAGGACTTAAAGAAAAAACTTTATTAAAGCATATTCCAGAATTAAAATTTAAACATTTAACAGTTAAAGATATTTGTCAAAAAGCTGATGAAATCAATAAGGAAAGAATACAAAATAAAAAGAAACCTATTAAAGCATTAGAAAATTTATTAAATAATATTAATAGATTAAAAATTAATTATCAACTTGTATGTTTAAGTAAACCAATGCTTAATGAAGCTGCAATTGATGAATTAAGTCAATTAGAATTACCTTTATCACCAGAAGGTAGAGGTAGTAAGAATTTATATAAAATGATGCTTGAGGATGAATTTTTAAATGTATATGGAGGTACTTTACCTAATTACGTAGAACCCTTTTATACTGTGATAATGAATGAAAAAGAATTATTGACTGAATATATAAAAAATAATAGGAAATCTTTATAAAAAGTCTTTCAAGTTAGATAAATTGTAATTATATTTGTCATAGTATTAAAATTTAATTTTATCAAAATGAGCGAAAGAGATTATAACAACATGTTTAGATTTACATTGACACAAGGTGATGTTTTACTTTGCGAAAAAATGTTTGATGCTGATAAATTTAATCCATTTACCCGATATTCAATCGATATACGTGATATTTTACCACGTGCTATTACGAGATTACAAAAAACGTTATCTAAAAAAAACTACGATGTGAACTTTGAAGTAGGTAGAAGTAATCCTGAAGATAAGTTTTCACCTGAAATTTCATATGATTTATATCAATATCATAAAAAACAAATTAATCAATTCCCATCTTCGATGAGAAATGAGTTGTATTATAATCCAACTTCAATTGTTCAACAAATTGAAGATAGAGGTGAAACTAAAACTATTCGTGGTGTTGAATGTAAAATTGGTTTGTATATTAACGATAAAACTATTGTAGAAAGAGTTTTTTATGTTGACGGTTTCAATCCAGTTGCCAGATGGTCTGTTGATTTAACTTATGTGGTTATCGAAATTGCAGAACAGATTGAAAATCAAATTAAAAAAACCGATATTAGAAATATGTGGGATGATTATGATTTAATAAACCAACGTGGTTTATCTATTAATCAAATTAGAGAATTAACTCCTTTTAAAAGAGAAGAATTATTACGTAAGATACGTTATAATTAATCTATCTACTTAAATTAACTATTCAAGTTATCATGATTTGTTCATGATAACTTTTTTTATACCTTTAATTATATGAGTGAAACAACCGAAAATACATTTACAGGTTATCTTGGACATGATTTTCAGACTAAATTGATGTGGCAATTACTCGTTGAACCTGAATTTGCTGAAGAAGTATTACCAAATCTTGCTGTTGAATATTTTGATGACCCTAATGTTAAACGACTTTATTTAATTATTTACGAATTTTATAAAGAATACCAAAAAGTACCTAATCTACAAAATAAAAGTATAATTCAAGCAATTCATCAATTCAAAAAACCGGGAAATTTGATTGAAGAAGAATGTTTGTTTGCAATATTAAAAAATATTGAGTTATGGAATGAAAGAGTTTTAAATAAATCTTTAATGCATGATGGTGATGCAGTTCAAAAATCTACTAATTTTTTTATAAAACAACAAGAATATCGTAAAGTTGCAGAACATATTCTTGATAAAACAAAAAGTGGTGATATAAAAAATAAATATACTATTAGTAGTATTGAAGAAAAATTTATTAAAATAAGTCAAATTGGTGTTAAAGAAGATGAGGGTACTGAAGTATTCGATAATATATCAAGAGCTTTAAGAAAAGAATTTCGTCAAACCATACCAACTGGAATTCAATTTATTGATGCCGTAACTGGTGGTGGATTGGGAAAAGGTGAAATTGGTGTTATATTAACTCCTTCAGGTGTTGGTAAAACTACAGCATTAACAAAAATTTCAAATACAGCATATGAACAAGGTAAAAATGTTGCTCAAATTATATTTGAAGATACTGTAGACCAAATCCAAAGAAAACATTATGCAATTTGGTCTAATACTCCTTTAAGTCAAATCGATGATAATCTTGAATTAGTTAGTGATATTATTAATCGTAAAGCTGAAGAATTAAAAGGTAATGGTGGTCATCTTGTAATTAAAAGATTTAGTCAGGAAGATACTACTATCAAAGATGTTAAAAATTGGATGATTCGTCATCAAAAAAAATATGGTTATAAATTTGATATTTTAATTTTAGATTATCTTGATTGTGTTGAATCGCATAAAAAAACTCAAGATAGAAATGAAGGTGAATTAGTTGTTATTAAAGCATTCGAAGCATTAGCTTCAGATTTTGAAATTCCTGCATGGACTGCATTACAAACTAATCGTACTGGTTTTAATGCAGAATATATCGAAGCTAATCAAACTGGTGGAAATATTAAAAGAATTCAAAAAGCGCATTTTTTCATGTCAGTTGCTAAAACTAAAGAACAAAAAGAAGCACAATTAGCCAATGTTCAAATATTAAAAGCACGATTTGCTCAAGATGGTCAACAATTTAAAGACTGTGTATTTAATAACGATACAATGGAAATTAGACTTGAAAATGACCAATATAAATATAGTCAAATAAATAAAACAGTTAAACATCACGATGATAAAGATATTGATGCTTTGGAAGAAAGTATGAGGTTAAAATATGAAGAAACTAAAGCACCTAATATTGAATTACACGCTGCAATAAGTCAACATAGTGAAGAAAATATTCTAAACGTAATTAATAACGATAATATAAATAATAGTGATTTTAATAATATATCAAGTAATTTTGAAAATGAATCTATTATTAAAAAAGATGATTTTGAACTGGATTATAAATCTGAAATAATTAAAAATGAGGGAATAAATGAGGGTGTAAGTGAGGGTATAAATGAAGAAACTAATGATTTACTTCCTTGGTCGGGTGATACTGAAACCATTTTAAATGCAGAACCTGACGAAGTTAAAATTGAAACTCCATTAATAATTGATGAAAAAAAGACTATACATGAATTATTAAATCCAGATATTGTAGTTGAAAAACCTGAAGAATTTAAAATGAAATTTGTATCTCCGGGAGTACCATATATTGAAAGAGATTCGTCAGAATTGAATGAAAATGAATTAATTGACCCTGACGAATTGGAAAATAAACATAATGATATTCATAATCAACTTACTAAATTGCGTGAAAGTCAGAATGTTATAAAAAAAGAATAAAATTTTTAATTTTTTTTATAAATAAATATGACTTTTTTGAATTATTAACGTATTTATCTCTCAGACGATTATAAATTATTTTACATTTTTTTAAAAATATTATTGAAAAATATTTGGAAAATAAAAAAAGGTGTTGTATGTTTGTATCGTCTTAGAGATAAGAAAAAAGTTCTTTTACATTATGTAAAAAAAATATTTGGGGAAGTATGCAAATTATATACAAAAAATATAATCGTATTACTCCTTTTGGAGAACTGGCTATATTTACAGTAAAGGTACAGCAAGTTGTCGTTAAAACAATTGATTGTCAGTTCGATTCTGACCTTCCCCACAAAAAATAATTATAACTAAATATCATAGGATAATGAGTTGTAAAGATAAAGATGCACAATTAGGAATGCCTTTAGGTACTGCATCTGGTAAATTAAGAAAACAAATATTATTTCATTTATTATGTAAATTGAATGAGAATATTTGTTTTAAATGTAAAAAGCCAATTTTAAATGTTGATGAATTAAGTATTGAACATAAGGAAAATTGGCTTCATAGTGAAAATCCTAAAGAGTTGTTTTTTAGTTTAGATAATATTGCATTTAGTCATATGAAATGTAATTTACCTGAAAGAAGATTCGGAGGTTTCCATAAAAGAATTAAATGTAAAGAAGGATATTCATTTTGTTCAAAATGTAAAAAGATGAAAAAAATGGAAGAATTTCATAAATGCAATCGAAGATGGAATGGTGTAAATGGACATTGTAAAGAATGTGTTTCTAATAGATATTAAAATTAAAAATATATTGCGGAATAGAGAAGCGGCATCTCGTTTGGCTCATAACCAAAAGGTCGTAGGTTCGAGTCCTGCTTCCGCTACGAAAAATTTAAGATTACGAAATGCAGAAATGTAGTTGCTGGTTAACCCAACCGTAATTTGTGGTTCTGATGTAATGACAGAAAATGACAGCCATAATAGGTCTGCGCCACCTTAAATTTAACATACAAAATGAAGAATTAAAAACTCTTCATTTTTTGAAGTTCTTTAAAATTTTAAATATGGGGAGATAGCAAAAATAAACAAAAAATACTATCTCAATGTTCTCTTAAGTGAGAAAACTAATGGTGTTTTCAGTAAAGGTAAAGCAAATTGTCTTGAAAACAGTTGATTATTGGTTCGATTCCAATTCTCCCCACTTGGACTTTTTTGAATTTGTTTAGTATTTATATCAAAATATTGTTTTGATATGGCAAATTTAAATGAGTTAAAAAAATATCATTTTATTTATAAAACAACCAATTTAATAAAAGGTGAATTTTATATTGGAATGCATTCTACAAATAATTTAAATGATGATTATTTGGGAAGTGGAAAAAGATTGAAAAGGTCGATAAATAAATATGGCAAAGAAAATTTTAAATTAGAAGTGCTTGAATATTATTCTGACCGAAGTTCTTTGGCTTTAAGAGAAAATGAATTGGTTAATGATTCTCTATTGTTAGACCCTAAATGTATTAATTTACGTGTTGGTGGTACTGGAGGATTTTCTCATGAACAACAAATCATAAATTCTAAAAAGGGTAATAAACGTTTTATTGAATTAATGAATAACGATGAATGGAGAAATAATCAATGCAAAAAGCAATCTATAGGTCAAAAAGAATTTTTGAGCAAAAATGGAATGAATGGATATTGGGATGGTAAGAAACATTCTAATGAAACAATAATGTTGATGAAGAAAGTTCATAAAGGTAAAAACTGTGGTGAAAATAATTCTCAATATAATACTCGTTGGATTACAAACGGTAATGAAAATAAAAAAATAAAAACTAATGATACAATACCAATTGGTTGGTCATTTGGTAGAGTTCTTTAAAATATAAACGTGATGCACGGTCAAGCCTCTTAACGAAAGTTAACGTAACCGTGTGAATGGAATTCCTCATTGTCCCTGAAGCAATTCAAACTTTGAGGTACAGCATAAGGGAAAACTTAAAGTATTTACAGTAAATTCGTTGGTTCGACTCCGACTTTTTCAGCCAAAATTGAAAAATAGCCAAGTGGTTAAGGCACAAGTCTCTTAAACTTGCACAAAAACAAAAATACTTTTACAATATTCCCGAAATATTATCATCATCCAAAGGATGTTTGAAGTGGTTGTCCACAATACCGTAATTTGTGGTGTTTTTCAGTTCTTGATACGAGAAATTTTACTTATAAAAAGGGTAGTATCATCTAACATTTGAAGGTTAAAAATGGTTTTCTGCCACAGAAGTGTGGGAGTTTTTCAAAAAAAAGCATTATGGAAGAACTTGTTGTGTATACAGCAAATTGAAATTTGCCATCCGATAGTGGTGGCACAAACTTGTAAAAATACAACTAAACTTCTTCTCTTATTGAGAAGATTTATTTTTCCAAAAATTAATGGGCGGGGATTTGTATAAGAAATTATACAATACTTGCCCATTTTTTTTGTTTATTATTGTGATTAATTAAATTAATTTATGTATTTTTGATTTTTTATAAATATAACTGTAACAAAAATTTAAATTTAGTAAGATGAAAAATTTGGTATTAACAAACAACATGTTGTCTACAGTTAAGCAATCAATTACTGATGGTTTGACAGTGGCAAGTGGTGCTAAGAGCAGTGCTACTTATTACCACTCTAAAGATGAACAATTGAAAGCAATACAATCTCAAATTAAGAATATGTATATGCTTTCAAAAGAACTCCCATTGATTATTGCAACCCAAAAAGGTGCTACTGGTCGATTTATATCTGAAGTATTGCTTAATGAATTAAAAAATACATTAAAGGGAGGTGCATGTAATATTGTTAATCCTATTGATTGGTATGATAATGGTTTAAGTGATAAAGCAATATTATCATCATTAGATAATCTTGCAGATAATGGTTTACCTTATGTGTTACGTCTTTTTGTTGATTTAAAAAATTCTAAAGTAAATAATGAAAGGACAAGAAAAATTATTCTTGGATATATTTGGGGACAATCAAATCTTGAATTTTTTTCATTAAAATATCGAAATAAAATTGCTGAAATTTTAAAACATGTATATGGTCAAAAGAAAACATCTATATTGCTTTCAATTGCTCGTAAACTTGTTGTATATTCAAATGGCGTTACAACTGAAAAGGAAAGTAATATTATTAATGAATATATATTAAAATATTTTAATGGTGATGCTTCACGTGCGTTTAAATTATTTCTTTTTTTATTTAAAAAAGATAATGGTGTAAATTATCCAGCTTTAGATTTTCCATTGTTGAGTGAATATTTAAAAGCAAAGGTTGATATTACTGGAATTAAAAATGTTCCGGAAGAAGTTTTACTTGGATTAATTTCAAGTGTTAAACATCCACAATATCATTCAATGTGGTCTACTGATATTCAAAAACAAGCAACTAAAGCTTTAATCAGAAAGAATGTTGAAGTTACATCAACAAATCAACAAATCCGTCAAACAAAATCAACTGCAAAGTTGGGTGTTGAAAAGACTGTTGATATGGATAAAGCAACAGATTTCTTGGCTTTATATAAAACTGGTTATGAAACATCATTTACTCCTGAAATAATTTCAGCAATAGATAAACTTGCTATTAAGAAAAGAATCAATAATTTCTATTATAAAAATATTGGAATTATTGTTGATGATAGTAATTCAATGTCAGGTGATAAAATTGAATCAAAGAATACTCCAAAAGCAATTGCTGATTTTACAGCAAAAGTATTGGGTAAATCTGCGGAATTAACTAATATTGTTGTAACTGGTGGTGAAGTAACTGATTTAGCAAGTTCATTTATTGGATTATTGAAAGTTGAAAATTCGTCAAAACCTTATGATGCTATTTTTATCATAACTGATGGCTATGAAAATGCTTATGATGGATTAACTAATGAGGTTATTTCGATTTGGCAAACAGAAACTGGTAGAAATACTCCAATGTTTCAGATTTCGCCAATAACAAGTGCAGAAATGGGTGCTAATGTACGTAAATTAGGTACAAGTGTAGTTCCAATGGCAATAAGTAACCCAAGTGCAATTCAACCACAAATTACTGCAAGATTGCTTGAAATTGATACAAAAAGATGGCTTGAAACTCAAATGTTGGCTCTTGAAGCTGCACCAGTTAAAAGGTCAAAAAAAATTAGTGTAAACGTTTAAAAAATATATACTATGACAAGAGAATTTACAGAATTACTTAAAGGTTGCCGTCCTATCAAGGATAATGATGGTAACATCATAGTTCAATCTATATTGAATATGCAAATTGTTGGTTTAACAACAGATTCAGAATATTCATTAGATACTCGGTTTGCAAACCCATTAACAGCATTAGTAGCTGGTAATAGTTCATATGGACAAATAAACTTTCAAAATAAAGAAAGTAAAGAAGTAATTGTACCTACACAAATGGCTGTTATGACAAAGCAAGTTGCTCAAAATCACGGTATGACTAAGGCAGGTTATATTGCTAAAGGAGCAAATGTTACTTATAATGATGCTGGATGTGTCCAAGGTTCTCAAGGTGGTACTTTTAGAGGTACTCAAGAATTCCGTATGCTTCCAGTAACTATGCGTGAAATGGTATTTAATACTGTTGGAACAGCACCCGGATATTCAAGAATTTATCCTGCGATTAATAAATTAGGTATAGATACTCAATCATCTGCTGGTAATTATTTAGATGTATATTTTAGCAAGTATGATAAAAAACTTGAACAATTTATTGCACATTTTGAACGTCCTAAGAAAATGATTGGAATGATTGTTTTTATTGAAGGAGAAATTGTTGCAATTGATAAATTTCCATCGTTCACATATGCTGAACAAGTTTGGAATTTAATGATTCGTGACTGTTATGGTTCATTAGCTATAATTTCTGAACTTAAACATAGTTCACCAATGAAAGATTTTACTATGGCATATGCTGAAGTAAAAAGAAATCATCAGGAGAATGTAGTTGATATGCTTGAAAAGGCATTGAAAAAGACTAAGCAGAAAATTACTGCAAATGTTACTGAAAAAATTCAGGAATTGCTTGAGATGACATTTGAAAGTACTATTGATTCAGAAGGTAATCCTTCAGCATCAAGTTCAGCTCCTAAAAGTTATATATTGAAAAATGAGGGGTATGTAGGACAAGCAATAACTGAAAGTGAATTTAATCATCTTGTGTCAATAGTGAAACGTGAAATTTATAACCCAAATGCATTGAGAGAAGTTAATGAACTTAGAAAAAAAGCAAAAATGCAAAATAAATTTAAACTTTAATTATAATACTTTAACTTAACAATAAAAAACCCATGAGAAAAAAATCTCATGGGTTTTTTATTTATATTAGTTTTTAATGTGATTCTTTTGTATTTATATTAAATAATTCCGAATCATTTGATTCGGAAAAGCTAATTAAGGGTACGGTCGTATAGTTAGCAAAATTTAAAAATAATAAGAAAGAATTAATATATAAAACATGTCGTTTTTTAGTCGTCCAAACCTTGAAGACTTACAATTTAAACAAATAAGTGGAAGCGCATTAACATTATCAGGAACTACAAGATTTGTAAATGTAACTGGTTTAACTTTAAGAGGTGATTCCGGATTTATTCCCGTTATTGCAACAGGTGGAACTAATGGAGAAGTATTAACATATCGTAATGGTAAAATTACATTAGAAGTGGTATCAGGTGCTGAAGGTGGAGGTATATATAGTGGTGCATCTCCAACAAGTATAACTGTAGGTGGATTAATTGCAGGAAGTAATATCAGTAATTGTCCTATTTCAACAATTCTTCAAAATATATTAGTACCTGAATTACCGCCAAGTATTGGAATTTCAGTTTATAATGGTTATAGTGGTGGTAGTATTTCTGCAAATTGTAGAGAATTTGGTGATTATTCTGTAGGTTGTCTAAGTTGGTATGCTAATAAAACGACAAGTCCTATTTGTGGAATATATATAGATACGGTAGGTGACCCATATATTGATTTTAATTGTAATTGGACATCTAATCCAGCTCATTGCTATCCTACAACATACGCAGGTGGTAATATTATGGATTATACACCATATATAATACCTCCTGAATTTGATTACATTGTAATACCTACTGGAAATGAATTATGTACATTCGCTGATTATGGTATTTGTGCTAAAAATACTGGTCAAATAAGTGTAATTTCTTGTACTAAGATAACATGGATGAATAGAAGATATTGTTTTAAATCTTCAACACCATATTATAGTGGAAATTGTACTGGAACATGTACTCTTATGTGCAATACAATTACTTCTCAATTATGTAATATTAAAACAACGAGTATGTCGATGACATTTAATAATGAATTCTTTTATTATGCATATCCAAGTGTTATGGGTACTCCTTCATTTACAATAAATGGATTACCTAATAATGCATGGGGTAATGTAGGTATTGGCTCATTATTTACAATGATGTTTAAAAACAAAAATAATTATTGTACATCATATTACGTAGCAAGGTCAGATAGTAGAATTTCTGGAACATATTGTATAGCTATTAGTTAATAAAATTATAAAATAAAATATAAAAATGGCAGAATATTATAAAGGTACGGTATTAGCTTCTCCAATAGTAAGAGGTTCTTCAGGAGATACTTATGGTACACATCATTCGGTACTTGGAGTTGGTGGTTTTATGGAAGTAAAAACAACTCTTGATAGAAATGCAATACCAGTGGATAGTATTAATAATAGAATTGAATTTGATGGAATATCGTCAGGTCAGCGTAGACTTGGAATGTTAGTTCATGTTCTTAGCACTAATGAAATTTATCATTTACATCCAAAGTATAATGATAATTATATTACAATAGACCAATGGAATACTTTATATCCAACAAACTCATCTAAAGTTGCAGCTCTTGGTAATAATTTAAATTGGTATCCTTTATTTTCGACTACTACAATTCAAAATCAAGGTGAAAATATTAGTAAAAAATATGTACAAGCTTTGCATTCTTTTGTAGTTGGTGATGTTATTGGTTACACTAAAAATTATGGTGGTGTATTTATGAAAGTTTCAAATGCAAATGCAAACACTATTGAACCATTAGGTATTGTTACTGAAAGTGATTATGATATAATATATCCGTTTGATTATGGTAGTGGATTTACATTAACATACGCTGGTAATATTTCTACTATTGAAATTTTAGATGTTAATAATAGACCTATTAGCGGGGGTACTTTATATTATTTATCAAGTACGATTGGTAAATTAACACCAGTAAAACCAACTGGAATTAATGTTATAAATAAACCAATGCTCGTTGGAACTAAAAATAATACAGGTATTGTTTTACAATATAGAGGTATTACTGAAACTGCATCAAGCGTTAGTTATAGTGTATTTAATACTTATACTGGTAATACTAAAGTTTATTTAGATAAAACTGTAACTGGTGCGACTAATATTGGATTTTTTTCAGGTAAAACAGGTGTACAAACAATGTATATGGTTACTTCACAAATTCAATTTCAAGGTACATATACATCTTTATATAATTATTATTACAGAGATACTGATGGATATATTAGACTTGGTGCACCAACTGGTCAACCACTAAGACGTGGGTATTTAAGTAATTTTTCACCTAATAAATCTTGGATTTATAATTATAAAACAACTGGTGGTGATAAAAATGGTTGGATATTCGTTAATGGAGATATTACTCATAATATTGGGTTATTTTTAACATCATATCAATACCCCGGAATAGTATTTAACGATATTGAATTTTCATCAATAGGTGGGGATTATAGTGATGGTTTTTATACTAATGGATATATTAGTTTTGATGTTAATGGTAGTTTAAATACTGGTACGACTTATAACGTAGGAGGTCCTGTATTTAATAATAAAGTAGATAAAAGTCTTCGTTTTAGAACAATTTTAAGTGCAGATTCAAGTAAAATAAAAATTATTTATGATGATGCTTTTATATATATATCTGGTGGCACTTATTCAGGAACAAGTGGTAGTTTTGGTACATATAGTGGAATTACAAGTGTATCAAATATGGGAACAGGTGTTGGTGTTAGTACAGGAGTTACTTCACATAATTTAAGACTTAGAAGTTTTATAGGTAGTGGAAGTACTCAAGTAAAACTTAAAAATGATACTATAGTAATATATACTACGGGTGGGTCAAGTACCGATAAATATAATTTAAGTTCACCCGCAGTATGTTCTGTAGGTGGAATTACACCGGGAACAATATTAACTGGTAAAACAGCTTTCCAATTATTTGAAGAAATATTGGTTCCAGTACAATATCCGACATTAATTATTCCATCTGTAACTACAACATTCTCGCCATCAACTTCATTATATGAGGTAGGTTGTTCTATTCCAACATTATCAGTAGTTAGTACATTTAATGCTGGTTGTATAAATCCACAATATACTGCAATATGTGATAAAAGAAGTTGTGGTGTTAATGGATATTGTTTTACAGGTGCACAAATAGCTGGTTTTTATCCTAATACTTCAACACCTTATATGTTAAATGTTATTAATTATCCTGTAGTTATAGGTTCACAATCTTGGAGTAGTTTTGCTCAATATTGTGCAGGTGTTCAACCATATAATAGTAAAGGTGGTATTTATGACAATCCATTACCTACAGGATGTACTGCAACTGTAACTGCAAGTTTAACTGGTATATATCCATATTATTATGGAAAATTAACCAGTGGATTACGCCCAAGTGTAACATCTGGACTTGTTGTTGGTGGTAATAAAATACTTGCATGTAGTAGCGGTACTGTAAATGTTACATTTAGTAGTAGTGCAAGTGAATGGACATGGATTGCAATTCCATCAGTTTCAACATCTAAAACATGTTGGTATATAAATGCTTTAGATAATGGAAATATTAATTCTGCACCAAGTGATAAATATCCTGATGAATGTGTTATAGCAGTAAGTTCAGCACAAGGTTGCTGGTCAAATATAAATTATAAAATATATATGAGTGGTACTGTTGGTGCAATAAGTGCTCCAATAGAATTCAGAAATAGTTAAAAATATTAAGATATGGCAATAAATTTAAGTGATAATATAAAGGTAAATGCTCCTAAACCAGTTGAAGATAAATATTTAAATATTACAGTCCCATATATAAGTATTAGTGAAGTAAATACTTGTATACCTGAAGGTGAAAGATATCCGGGTTTAACTGTGAATGTAAATGGTTTTGAATTTTGGTATAAAAATGGTGTTTTAGATACTGATTTAATAATTAAAGTAAATATAACTGGTGCTACTAATGGATTAAGCGTAATTGACAATAAAGTAGTTTTAGGTGGTGATTTAATATCAGGAACTACAATTAACGGTCAACTAATTTTTAATGATGGAATTATAATTAGCTCAACACCTAATCCAGAATTAATTACTGGTCATACAAAAGGTAAAATATATTATGATAATGAATATCAAACAATTTCAATAAATCTTAATGATAGTGTAAATTTACAACTTGGTCAAGAAGATTTAAGATATGTTTATAATCCTTCATTAATCAATACTATTGAAAATGGAGCTGTAGTATATTCAAATGGAATATATGATGGTGGTGGTGTAACTGCTGCTGTAACAACAGTTGGTTTAGCAATAGCAACAGGTGTTACAAGTGCATCTGTATTAGGACTTGCAACTGAAGATATTTTACCTCAATCATATGGATTTATTACATCAAGAGGTCATATTAATGATTTAAATACTCTTACAAGTCAAGAATATTCTGGAATGACTGTAGGTGATATGTTGTATTTATCTGAAATTGTTCCGGGGGGTGTTACTAAATTTAAACCTAATTCGCCTAATATCATAGTTTCATTAGGTCGTTTAATTTCAAAACATCAAACACATGGAAAAATATTTGTTCAAATATTTGAGAATTTAAGACTTGACGATTTAAGTGACGTTGATACTCCAAATCCATCTCTTGACCAAATATTAAAATGGAATGGTGTGAAATGGGTGAATGGTAATCCGACAACATCAAGTATTGGTGCTGGTGTTACATTTTATAATGCTACTCCTATTATTAATTCAAGAACGTTACCTGCTGGTATTAATTCTACTGGTAGTATTGGAAATGGCGTTTTTGTTGCTAATTTATCTAAAACTCCAGTTACTACAGGTACAACACAAACTGTTACTGGAGTTGCAAATAATGACACACGAGCAGTTGCAGCATGGTTATATCCTACAGCACTTGGAAAAACTGTTATTGAATCTGGTAATTGGTCTTTTGAAAGTTATTTAAGTGTTGATAGTGTGTCTGCAGGAAATACATATTCTACACGTCAAATATATCAATCAACACCATTATCTGGAAGTACTGTTTCTATAACAGGTTCGGGTTTAGGTCGAACTGCAACTATAACATCTAATCAATTTTCAGGTGTTTATTTTAGCGCAAGTACAAATAATTTAAATTCATCATGGTTATATACACCAAGTGGAATTTTTCAAATAAGTGGAAAAACAAGTAATAATGTTGTAAAGATTGTTACACCTTCAAGTTATATTAATGAAACAGGTGTTAGTGGAGCAACATGGAATAAATTGTTTGGTGTAACAACTCCTGCTTTAACTACTGTTCATACTAAATATGAAATTATAACTACCCAGCCATCATTTAATATTGCAACAACAGATAGTCTTGGATTAATAGGATTTATTACTACAACAGCATCTTCAGATAGAATTGTAACTCTTAGTTATAATGGTACATCTCAAGCATCATATTTTATGAGTCCGCTTGTATCGGCACATAATGAACTTGCAGGTTTACAAGGTGGTAGTGGAGATGAACGTTACCATATTTCGTTAAATAAATATAATCTATTGGAAAATACAAGTGGAGTTAATACTGGTGATGAAACTAAATCGACAATTGAAAATAAATTAACAGGTGAAATTTTAACCCATTGGCATCCTTATAGTGGTATTACTGGAAAACCAAATTTAACATTACAATCGGATTTTGTAACACATACTGGTGATTCAAGTATACATTTTACACAAGCTGCAATTAATATAAATGAAAATCAAGTCACTAATTTAGTAACAGATTTACAAAATAGAAGTTTAACAGGTCATACTCATGATTATACAGGTACTACAATTACAAATAAACCTATATTTGTTGGCAGTGGTACTACAATAGTTAGTAAAGTTGGTAATGAATATAGAGTTTATTCAACTAGCGATATTAGTAATGCTGCAAATGGTTTAAGTAAAGTTGGTAGTAGTGTTGTATTGGGTGGAGCATTAACAGGAAATACGAGTTTAACTGGAAATTACAGTTTAAATATTTGTAGTGGTGCTAAATTAAAT